CAGGGCTTGCACAGCTTTCATTTGTAGATAATCCTGATAATGAAATGAAAGAATTGCAGAAAGAAAATGAAGCTAATGATACCGGAGAAAAAATATTTAATAACTTGAATAATACTGGTGGTGATACAGGTGGCAAAGCTAAATCAACAGTACCAAAGTCTAATACTACAGATTAAACAGGACGCAGATAAATTTGCAGACCAGCAAATGCAGACCGTTTATAAAAATCAAAAAGATAATCTTGATGAAATTCACAAATATTTAGGACTCTTATTTATTGCTTATGCTGTAGATGGATTGCTAAAAGTTACTCCATATCAGAAATCTAATATTTTATCTGACTTAAATTCTAAATTAACATCTATGGCAAAAGATATGGGAAACACGGAAGCAAACAAGGTAACAGATATTTTAAAGAAGAACTATACAGATACTTATTATAAAAATGCTTATGCAATGGACAGTGGTTTAAATGTTAATCTTAAGTTTAATATGCTAAAGAAAGAATATATAGATGCGGCTGTAAATAATCCTATTGATGGAGAAATTTTTAGCAACCGTATATGGCAAAATAAAGCCGCTGTAGTCAATAAAGTTAAACAAGGTATAACTAATGCCATGAATGGCGACACGACCATAGACAAGCTCGGGAAGGACATTCAGACCGCCTTTAATATAGGAGCTTATGAAAGCCAGAGATTAGTGCGGACCGAAAATGCAAGGGTACAGTCTGCTGCAATAGACGATATTGGAAAGTCGTCCGGCTGTAATCAGCAGATGTATTGTGCAACACTTGAAGCAAATACATGCAGTGAATGTGCTAAATATGACGGACAGTATTTTGATATTGATGATGATTCAAAACCGCAAATACCTGAAGATACACATCCCGGATGCAGATGCCTTTATATTAATGTTCCTTCTATTGGATGGAAACCTACAAAACGTAAAGATAATGAAAACAAAGACATAATTAATTATAAGGATTTTAATATTTGGGCCAAAGAAAAAAATATAAATAATGTTGAATAAGTCTTAAGAAATTAAGGCTTTTTTATTTTATAAAAAATTAATTGGGACTTGCAGGGCTCAAGTGAACTGTAAGGACTACGTAAGGAGTGAATTTTATTATGACACAGGAAGAAATAAAAGCTTTGACAGAAGCCGTTACAAAAGGCGGAGATACTCTTACTAACTACATCAAGGGTTTAAAACCAACAGAGCCGGTAATATCACTTGATGGAGTTAAAAAATTCTTGGCAGAGGATGAAAATGGGAAAACTTATCTGCAGAGTACAACTGATAAAAAGGTTACAGAAGGGATTGAAACTTTCAAGAAAAACAACCTTCAATCCTTGGTGGATGCCGAATATAAAAAGCAGCATCCAGATGCAGATCCAAAAGATACTGAAATGGCAAAGCTCAAAACTCAAATAGAGCAAATGCAAAAAGAAACTGCTAAAAAGGACTTAACAAATAAGGCTTTAAAGGCCATGACAGATAAAAAGTTGCCGACTGATTTAGTAAATTTTGTTGTGGGGCAGGATGAAGATACTACTAAGGCAAATCTTAAAACCTTGACTGATGTTTTCAGTAAGCATGATGAAGCTCTTAAGACAGAGGTTTTGAAGGGCTCTTATAAACCGGGTGGACAAGGTGGTGCAGAACCTACAGAAGAAACAGCAAAGGCTCAGATAAATTCTGTTTTTGGAATAAAATAATTTTTTGAAAGGAAGTAATAAAGAATGGCAAATAATATAAGTTATGCAACTTTATTTCAGCAGGCGCTTGACGAACAAATGATCCAGCAAGCAACTTCCGGATGGATGGAAGCTAATGCCGGACAAGTTATTTACAACGGAGGCAAGGACATTAAAATACCTAAAATTAATATGGATGGGCTTGGCAATTATGACAGAGTAGCAGGTTATCCAGGCGGAGCGGTTTCAAGCGAATATGAAACTAAGACAATGACTATGGACAGAGGCAGACAGTTTATGCTTGATGCTATGGATGTTAACGAAAGTAACTTTGTGGTAAATGCAAGCAGTGTAATGGCACAGTTCCAGAGATTAAAGGTTATTCCCGAAGTTGATGCTTACAGGTATAGCAAGATTGCACAATTAGCAATAGCAAAAGGTGCTGGTTATGCTGTTGGTGGTTATACTCCCGCTATTGCAGATATATATAGCAAACTTACAGCAGATATTGCAGCAATACAGGATAAAATAGGGGATATTCCTTTAATAGTTGTTATGAGCAGGCTTACAAAGAATACACTTGAAAATTCAACTGAATTTACAAAACAGTTACCGGTAACAGATTTTGCACAAGGCAGTGTAAGTACAAAGTTAAGTATGATAAATGATTGCCCTATAATTGCAGTGCCAAGCGCGAGATTAAAGACGCTCTATGATTTTTATGATGGCAGGACAACTGGTCAGACAGCAGGTGGATTTATACCAGATGCAGCTGCTAAAAATATTAATTGGCTTTTAATTGCACAGAACGCTCCGATAGCTGTAAGTAAGACAGATAACATGAAGATTTTTGAGCCGGCACAGGTTCAGGATGCAGATGGTTATAAGATGGATTATAGAAAGTATCATGACCTCTGGATACCTGATAATAAGATGGATGGCATATTTGCCAACATTAAGGAGGCTCTTGCATAATGTTTAAAATGAAAAATTTAAATGTCGTAAGGATCGTTGAGACAGAAGAGCAGAAAGCAGCACTTGAAGCACAGGGATTTAAGGGAATAGTAGATACGAAAGTTAAGGATGATAAAGGCAAAAAAGCGACAAAGTAGTCGCCTTTTTATTTTGGAGGCGATTAAATGGCTGTTATAGATGATTTAAAAATATTGACTGGACAAAGTGAAGATATACTTAATATTTATATTCACCGTGCTAATGCAGCTATAAGAAGTTATTTGAGTATTGATAATACTGTTGATGTGGAAATAGCATATCCTGACGCAGTGATTGAATATGTGACTGAATGTATCTCTAAGAAGGGTAATGAAGGCATTAAACAGTTTACACAGGGCAACCGGCAAGGGACATATAATGACGGCCTTACAGAGGATGTAAAAGCTCTCTTACCACTTCCATATGTAAAGATGATGGGGTGATGTGGAATGTACTGCAACAAAAGCGGGATTGAGATATATCAAAACGGTACAAGTACAACTGATGATTACGGAAATTATGTTCCGGGAACACCTCAAACAGTTAAAAGTAATATAAATTGTGATATGCAGCCATACAGCACCGAAAAACTGCAAAGAGATTACGGCTTTGATATTGAGGTTACAAAGCGTGTTTTCATGGATCTTGATAATAATATTGTCGATTTAGTAGAGAAGCAGCATAAAACTTTGTACCTGAAAGACAGCAATATAACCTATGAAATTCGTAAAATCATTCCATGGGATGCTTACATGGAGGTGATGATTTATGGCATTTGAAAATCATCTAAATGAGGTTCTTAATGCTTTAAGCGAAGCAAGACAAGAGGCTTTAAATAATATAGGAACATTCGTAACAGCTGAAGCACAATTGAGAGCACCGGTTAAAACAGGTAACATGAGGCGAAGTACAACATTTGATATTGTAAGCGATAACGAGGTTGATGTTGGTGTTACGAATGAAGCTCCTTATGCACCCTACGTGGAGCTTGGTACAAGTAAGCAGCGTTCCCAAGCATTTTTAAAGCCTGCAGTGACAGATAATGTTGATAAATTGCAGGAGATAGCAGGGCAGTCAATTTCACTTCATATGGGCGGTGAAAAATAGTGCTTGATGTATACAAATACGTAACGGATAAGTTAAAAACTTTAGATACACAGCTTTATACGGATTATATTCCTACTGAGAAAACATATCCGTATGTTCAGTTTCAATTCCCTAATGTTTCACCGAATGGTTTTGGAGAATTGAACTTATTGCAGATTGATGTATGGGATAAAAGTACTTCTAATGTTCATGTTGAAACAATCACTGATAATATTGATAAGCTGTTTAACAGGCATAATGAAATAACAAATGATTATTGTATTCAAGTATATAGGAATAATCCATACAGGTTGAATATTCCGGATCCGGATATGGAAATCCGGAGAAGACAATTGAGATATGTAATTAAAATTTATAGAAAGGAATGATAGTTAATGAGCGATATAAATACAAGTGGAGTAGCCACAACTGGTTATAATACAAAGACCTTAAATCATTTGCTCTTAGATGCTGGTGCTCTTTATAAGAACTTCGCACTTGCAGATCAGGCTCTTATAGGTGCAACAAGTGGCGGTAATGAATTCGATGCAAAAGCTAAAATAAGACAGATAAAAGTTGATGGAGTTAAGGCAGCTAATGCAAAGGGATTAGAGGTTATTGATGATATAACAACCACATTAAAGTGTAAATTCCTTGAGGTTACTGAGGAAATTTTAAAATCTGCACTTATTGCTGATGTTGACACTGCAACGGATAATAATTATGACATTTTAACAGGTAAAACTATTATTGAAGATGCTGATTATATTAAAAATATAGCTTGGGTTGGCACAATAAGTGGTAATCCGGGAAAACCAATTATAATCATAATTGATAATGCTTTATGTCTTGATGGATTGCAGCTTAAAGCAGAGGATTCAAAAGATAATACACTTGATGTTACATTTACAGGCCATGCTGATCCAACAACTCCGCAAGCATTACCATATAAGATTTATTATCCGAAGTTAACTGATATGGTTGCATTTGTAATGAATAGTGCAGCAGTATCTGCAAACAAAATAATATTAACAATGAGTGATACTGTTGCCGCTACAGTGCCGCTTGATGGCTTTACGGTAAAGGTTGCTGGTAGTAATGATATTATTACCGCAGCTACAAGGGGAGCAGATATAAAGACAATAGAGTTAGCTCTCACAACAGCACCAACTACAGGGCAGGCGGTTACTGTTGCATATGCTAAACCTGTTGACACCGCAAAACAAGTCAAATCTGCTTCGGGTGTAGCACTTAACAACATTGCAACTACAAGCGTTTCAAATAGTTAATTATAGGTACTCTTAATTGAGTACCTTATTAATTTTTTATGGAGGTAAATTCATATGAGAAATTTAAAGACTTCTGATTTGTTTAGTTTAAGTAGAATACTGAAAAAAATGAATATAAAAGAAGATATAAAAAAGTTTGCAAAGGATGTCACGGGAAAAACACCAGAGGAGAAAAAGAAAGCAGAGCAGGACATGGAAATAGACCTTGCAATGCTTTTCGTTGAAAATATAGGTGCTGCAGAAAAAGAGATATATAAATTTTTTGGAGAT